TGCAAGGCCCTAAGTGTTCCGCCTGCCGCATCTACTAGTCCACCTTGTCCGAGAATAGTAGCATTTGAACCAGGTCTCATAATAGGGCTTGGAGTTCTGTCATAGTGGGTTTGGTCACCAAACCCAGGAATAAAGTTGCCAGGTGCCTTGCCGTCTAATGCACCGTAATTATAGACTACAGTTTCATAGTCGATTGTCATTTTGTTTTGCATGATACCAGCACTTTCAGAATAGTTATAAGTATCATGTGAAAAATTAGTGATTATAGGATTAATCAAGGTGTATGCAGTGAAATTGTGTTGATTGAATCCGTATACAGTAATGTTCTTAAAGAAGGGAACTTTTTTACCTTCTATGCCTTGTGGATTAGCAACAGTACATTGTCCTGGTCCATTAGCACCACCAGTAAAGCCCCACTGACTGTTGTCCTGCGCGATTTTTTCATCGTATATGTTTCGATTATTATATTTTCCATTGCCAGTTTTTCCTGGTGCAAATTGTTCTCGGTACACTGCGCCATCGTTATAATAATAAGTGTAATATGCTTCCCAGAGTTGGTTTATATTATCACCGCCATCGTCATGAAAAGTTACTTCGATTGGATCATACTTAATTTTAGTTTGAACGATTCTTTTTCTGTTATACTGATTAAGTTGATGTGATGCTACTGTGTAAGAAGGAAGTTTAATATCTTTAACTAACAAAGCATAATTTGGCTGTTGTTGAGCCGGAATAAATGCTTCAGGATTAATAGCAAAATAGGTATGAAATAAGAATTTTAACTTAGGAGCATTCTCGTAAGAGTTTGATCTAAAAGTCTTGGAGGCATGAGTGTAGTCTCTAAGATAATCGTTGCCAAAGAAGGCTCCAATTGCATCTTGTAGTACACTTACGCCCCAATTACCTAGTGACATTTAATATCCTAGAAAAAGAATCTTACGAACCTGACCCGATACCAGTTGCTGATTGTCCACCGAACGCACGACCAACTGATGCACCAACACCAGAACCAAGAGGAGATTGAATTGCGTTATCAAAGCGTAGTGTCAATGCAATTTTAACTGCTTCAGTACCAGCGTAGTTAAGTGTGTCGTAGTTAGTTGTCACGAGGAAGCAACCATACAATTCCCAAGTTTCAAGAACAGTAGGAGCATAAGCACCGTTGCCACCATCAAGAATTTCGATATTAGTTTGGAACTTATAGTCTTGTCCAGTAGCAGCAGAAGCCTGTTCAACGAAGTCCATCTGCTTCTGTAGTTGCTGTCCGACTGCCTTTGAAACAGTACCAGAAGCATCATCACGAATATTGATCGCAATTTGCTGCCATTTGCCCTTGCCTGCGAGATACATAGTTGAGTTATAAACTGGAATAGTAATTTCGTCAAATGTCATAGTAGGTCTTGCGCAATCGATGACTTGCTTGGTCAACTGAAGACCGCTGGTTGTATCAACTCCAAAATTCAAGAAATTAACTCTGAATCTAAACTGGAGTTTAGGCATCAACAGACCCTGGTTACCACCAGCATTATCAGATGCTACGGTCATGTTGAATAACGATTGTGAGGCTGTTGCCATATTAATTGTTCCTTATGAAAGTATTTATCATTATTTAGAAAACAAAATGTACCGAAACATCTGAATTCTTATAAGTATTTATGCTTTGCTAATAAAAATAAATCATCGTTATCGATGCTCTATTCACTTTTTCTCCATATCCATTTTGTGCTTCCACAGTCCCAGATTCGCAAGTATCCTTGACTATCTCGCATCTGTTTTTCAGTCAAAAGTTGATCATCCTTGCTTGTTTTGCGCAGGGCATATCTATGAATTCTAGTCAGTGAGTTGGGTAACGAGTACCAATAGTTAGGGGATGTCGCGTGACTAAAATCAAATCCCAGAGTCTTGTATAGTGCGCCTTCGCTCCATCGGCTATCTGCATACGAGACAACTGTGACAGGATCATGAATGGTCAGAAAGTGTTTAAATAGTCTGCTTGCCGCGCCCACCACAGTGATATTAATTTTACTACAGAAACGGTTAATTTCCCATTCCGTAATCCTTCTAGATAGATTAGACTTACTAAATGTCATCAAGGATACCAACTGATCCTGATAATAAAGACCATATCTGGCATTACTTCTTCCTTTTCCTTGAATATGATGCTGATTGCAGAACGCGGCGGCTTCACTGGATTCAACCTCACGAATGCTACACTTTCTTGCATAAATTACATTGGATGAGTGTTGTAACAGATTGCATATTCTACTCTGCACGATTTCCTTTTTATTGATCCATTCGTCTTCGAACACTGCTATGTATCTGACACCTAGTTCCTGAAGTTTATTGCGTTTTTCGAAGTCGGAATTCTTTGATTTTCCAACACTCTCTAACACTTTTTCGCTGTGCCAATATAGTCCATTATACTCGATTGCAATCTTTTGATTGGGCAAGTAAATGTCGATTTCACTTCTGTTCAGCACATGCCTCACATTTGATTGTGCAGTATTATCTAGACCATGAACAAACTCGTATAATTCATTTTCTCCTGCGCTCCGTTTCGGTTGTGTCTGAGGATAACATACTGGACAACGATTGATTACTAGTTTACACGCATTGAAATATTGCTTGGTATAAGAAAACTCAGTATCGCAATCTTTGCACTGTAACAGCATACGATCATCTTCAAACGCAAGGACTTTGCAATTGGCCTTTTCTGCATTCTCAGTGAGTTCGATCACAGATTGTTCACTCTTTTTGATATTGGATTTTCTACGACCAACTTCTATTCTAATGAGTGATTCTGGTGTATGCTTTTTGCCGCGCATGGGAGATCCAAAATCATAATTGTTGTCGATCTTGGTTTGTACTACCTTTTTTGCGCGTTCTTTCATTTCCGCTGGATGAGATTCTGCGTATTTCTTTACGGACACTCCTATCTGCTGCTTTGATGCTTCAGTCAGAATAACAGGCTTTCTAACAAGTTCGCCAGTTGTGTACTTTCGTTCTCTTTCCTTGATTCCCAGAATATGCTTTTCTGTTGCCGTGTATGGCTTGTTTTTGTTCCATGGAATCGAACCTTTCTTCATTTTGCTCATGGCTTCGCACTTTTCGGTTGACCATGAATTATTAAAGTTAGGATTGTTCTCGCCTCGATTCATTTCGGATAGATTTTTGCGATATTCTGGGCATGTCAACGACTCGGCGCCATATGTGTTCTTGTACTGGTTGGTGGAAATTGAATGTGCTTTTAAATGTGTATTAGTGATTTGTTTTTTTAGTTCTTTATTGCATATTCGGCAGGTAATCGACATTGGATAGATGTTCCCTTTGAACTAGTTGAAACTATTTATGCTGGAAACCAAGGTCACTGCCATATTCTACAAATAGAAATGGGGCCAAAAGAGAGGCCCCATTTCATCTTAATCAAAAGTAACTCGACTGTTTTATAGTGAAGCTATTTCTCCAGTGTTCAGAATGCGAACTGGAATATAAATGAATTCTGCTGCTTTAACAGGTTCAATTGCGACATCGACCCATAGTTCATTTCTGTCGATTCTTGCTGGAGTATTATTGCTTAAATCGCAGATTACCAAGTAGTCGTAGACGCCTCTCTTGGCTACCAAGTCTACCAGTAACGACTGGATAACACCAGTGATCTGGCCTCTAGTGAGAGTATCGTTTGGTTCGAACACAAACGGACGACCAGCAAGAGTTAACTGACGACGGAGATATGCAACAAGTCTTGCTACATTGATTCTGTCGAGTGCTGAACTTGAAGCAAAACTTGACTTGTTGCCGTAGTTCAATAATCCTTGGCCAGTGAAATACACTAATGGATTAATTTCATTGGTGTACAACACATCACGAATACCAAGTCTAGTCTTGATGAGTTGGAATTCGCCAGTTTTTGGATCAATATAACCGATACCAGTTGCATTATCAATGATACCACGACGAGTACCTGCTGGAGCAAACCAAGGATAAGCTACTGAATCGTTGCGTAAGAATGTTCTGATCATCATGTGCGATGCTGGAACTGCAACAAGATTTCCACTTAGGTCATTAGTAAGACCACTTGGATAGAACAAGCCCAGATAAGTGTCTCTGGATGGACCACCAGCTGCTGGCTGTGTGTTGGCCCATTCAGTGATAAGAGTCGCGTCATCTGGAAGTCTCATTGGAGTATCACCAATGATGAATCCAGTGTCGCCTCTGTCATTGTTTAGAACAATCATGTTTTGCTGCAATTCAGGATAGTTTGGCGCAGCAATGAGATTGAATCCATTGTCTTCGTCACGGATTGCGGCATTAGTATCAATTGTTGCCTTCATGGCCTTAACAACCATTGCTCTCTGTGCCTTGCGACCCATATAAGGAGAACCATCTGATTGCAAGCCTGATTCTGTTACCCATGCATCTCTTTCTGTAGGATAAGATGGCTCGTCTGGGAATCTGTCAGCATTAAAGTAATTTACACGATACTGCTTTACATCATTTCCAGAGCGTCTTAGATTGAACAACAACATACCGACTGGATACAATGCTGCATCCGGTGCACCTAAATCAAGATAGTTGCTTGAAAGCAATGATTTGATTGATGGAATCGGATCGTTGGCTGGGTTTGTAACGCCGTTAGTTGCCCAACGAGCATCATCAAACAATACACCAGTTGGGCCTGTTTGATTTGAGTTATCGAGTCTTACCCATTGATCAACGCTGTTGACTGATTGCCAACGATTGATGAGCGGATAGTTTTCTAAATCACTAGTGTCGATCCAGATATCACCATATGAAAGTGCTGCACCAGTTGACTGAGTAGTTGGCATACTTGCGCTGTTGATAGGACCATTCGCATCAGTGGTATTAGTACCTGATGGTAGTGGGAAACCGCTGCTATTATAACTGGCATTTCTATAGCCTCTCCATCCTGCTGAAGTGTTGATCATGATGTCAACATCATCAACAGTTGAATAGAACCAATTAGTGAAATCAGCTGGAGCCAATGTTGGAGCACCTTCATTTGCAATCATGCTTGGATTGAATTCTACCCAATTTGAAAGTTGTGTGGTATAAGCGGATGCACCTGCACCTGAAACATATGTGGTGCCAGTGACTCCACCAGAACCATCAACTGCTGTCACCACAACAGTTAAATCATTTGCAGGTGATAGTCCTCCCAGGTATGTGCCATCAATTGTGATTTGATCACCTACCGCATATCCAGAACCTGCTGTTGGAAAGAGGTTAGGAACTATCTCATAATTTTGATAGTAGTTTTGTACAAAAAGTTGAACACCAGTTCCAACTCCAGTAGTGGATGAGAGTGGGAAAGCGGAGCCCTGCCCAGTCTGAAATACTCTGCTTGAGAACG